CCGTAGCGCCCATCCAACCTAGCAGCCTCAACATCCCGCCAGAACTCCTCGTACGCCGGCTGCCCCACTTCTGCCCACCAACGACGGTTGCGCGGAACCGTCTTCGTGAAGTAGTCGTAGACGTACCACACCGTCTCTTCCAGCACCACCAATCCATCTATATTGTTAGGAACCCAGGCACAGCATTCGGCAAATCCGGACTCCGTGGACGGAAACAGCGGGCTGTAACGGTATTCGTACGATTCAAGGTCACACGAAATTGGCGAAGCCAATTTCGTATTCATCCCTTCAGATTGGCTTCGCCAATCGGAAGGGTCATACTTCTCTTCCATTACGGTCCCCGTTTCCCGCTCAACCGCGACCTTTACAGGCGGCTTAGCAACAACCATGATTTTGCCCATCCACGGATTCTTTGCCGAAACCGCGGCAGAATACTTCGCATCTTTGAGCATCATAGATGTAAAACGCATCTCAATGTAGTCCACAGCATTGACGTCGCAGACTTCGGCTTGAAGTTGCATTTGGCAGTAATAATCCGATGGAATAATACTGTTGAGCTCACGGGTAATAGGCGACTTGATTTCAACAAGCCGTCCGCACCGGGGTCCGCTGGTGATAATGCCGTCAGGCGACGCTGCTAAACGCGGCAGAAACGGATGCCGAATACGTCCTAAACCGTCAAATACTTCGCCTTCGGCAAAACACCGCTCGTACAGATCGCGCACAACCGGCTCAAATCGCCACCCCCATTTGAACGCCGATAGCTTCCCTTCGGCATCAAAGGTATATACGGTCTGTGAGGTGGTCGCCTGCTCATGCTCATTGACGACTACAGGCGTTCCGCACTTCTTTGCGGCGACTAATCCCTTTCCATTCGCGGTTCCATACACTACACTACCGAATTCGTGACCTGTTAGAAGTTCTAGGGTTTCGTTGTGCCACATTGCCGATTTCTGTGCAGATTGTGGCAACTCTTTGAGACGCTTTACATTTTCAGGACGCGCATCCAAATTTTTTAACGCAATCTCTTGGCAAAACAGGAAATACTCGTAATAAACTGCGCGGAGAATGACAATTGCGTCGTTTTTTGCACGTGTAGATTTAAAGGCGTTATCAATGAAGAATTTATTCGCCTCTGTCATCTCTTGGTCCATCCACGCTGTTAAGTCGTACTCATCAAGAAGCAGAGGCGGATCTACCGATATCCAATCATCCAACCATAAAATGGATGCGGAGTAAGGCATTCCTATATTAGTAGACATTTTTGTTGTTTTCGTGGTATCATGGGTCACTTGTGCCTCGTTTCTTGGTTAGACGATGTACCTCAATTTTGAAGGACGCCGAGTGTGTTGGATCTCCATCGCGTATTATTTTTAAACCACGGATGTTTAGAATCTTTCCCTCTTCATAAACGAGTTGTTGCTTTGTATTAAGAAGTTTGGAGTCATTTGCCTTTACAAGTGCCTTATTAAGATTCTCCTTTTCCTCTATGGATAGTCCTGGATACGATTCAGCGAACGTACGTAGTTTCTGGAGGCGGAGACCGCGCTCTAATCTTAGCCACGGCTTGGTAGTAGAAGCAGCGTGCGATTCGGCTTCAAAGAAATTCGTGAGACGTCCCCCCACGCCAAAGGCGTGGGGGGCTTGCCTAGTTTCGGCTCCGCCGAAACTAAGACGTCCCATTAATGTCGTAGGTGCCTGAGCACCTGATATGTCTGTAATAGGTGGAACAGCCCCTGAAACATCAACGGGTTCTGCCTTTACCGACGGGCTACCAAGAGGCGATGGGGGGATTACAGGTAATGGAGATGTCGCACGCTTCACTCGTCTCGTCTTTACACGAAACATTTCCTATTATTATATTTAACGCATCAAAGGTTTAGACTGTACAAAAAAACAATCGCCATTATAAGAAATGACCTCGGTCCAATCGTATTACAAGGAGCCAACCAGCATTCGGCGGCAATTTACGGTCTATCCGTACTACGCCTCCGGTATAAACACTTTCTTTACAGTTCAAAATAATACTCTCTCTCGGACACAGTACGATTTGAGCGGCGTGGATTATGTTATCGCTCGCGATTTGGGTACAGAAATGGCAATTACCGGCATTGACCAAAATCTATTAAATTTATGGACAAATACTGATTTGGATTACTTTGCTAATTTTACAAATGCTACAATTCTGAAGAACGGAAGTGCCCGTAAGTTTCAGGTATTAAGTATGGTATCAGGAGGAGCACAAGCAGGAGGTGCATTTATAGGAGAGGATACCAGTCGTTTATGGTACAACGATTATAGTGGTAGTAATGCGATTCAGTATGGTGGTGGCGGAGAGTCTTATATGGATCCGTTTAATAGCAATAGTTTATTTAATCCAACAGGACAAAATATGCCTATCAATGACTTACTTATTGTAGGAAATGGGCAAACTACATTTAGTAATAATGTTATGCAAAATCTGCCGTTTGGCACCTTTTGGGCAGTCAACGACCCGATTATTGTATCTTACCAATTCTCCGCTGCCCCGATTAGTCGTGCTATTAAGAACCGTATTGATGAGACTACGTTGTTCTAAGCCGTTAAAAATCACACTTATCTGTAATGGTTTCTTTCAAATCAATACAGTTATGTTTTGCTGTGAACACAATTGTTTTAGGCTTCGCCTTATCTCATTACGCCTTTCTAGACTATATAAATTATAATCTTACTATTACCATACTTTCCATATATTTGAAGGACTATATGACGGTAGAATCACTCAACGGACTTGTAAAGAGCCGCCCTTATATATTTTACAATGATATACCCCGCCTACAATCATTTCACTTTGAGGACTTCGTTTCCACCTACGGTGTGGAAGCGCTGAGTTTTGTGGGTGCACTGGCAATGGCGCCGCATACAACTTCTCCCGCCCTAGAATATCTTTTATTCATCCCACGGTCCTTTGTCTTTGAACTTTTATTTGACTTTTTCCATTATTGGACCCACCGATTTGGTCATTCGCATCCCATCATTTATAACAATATTCATAAATTACATCACAATAGCCAGTTAATCAACGCATATAATACGTTTCATCATAGCCTTGCCGATATCATTTTGACCAACGGAATTCCTATTCTTTTGGCGATGTATCTATTTCCTCTACCCCGTTTCAGCTTAATACTATTCTTTTGGTTCAAAACGATTGTAGAGGTATCCGGTCATACTGGTAAGGATACAACAAGTTCCTTTTTACAGTGTATCTATTTGCCTAGATGGCTAGGCATTGAATTATACTCAAGAGACCACGGCTTACATCATTATAATCCAAGGGTGAATTTCTCAAAGCGATTTTCTATCTGGGATAAGGTATTTGGAACGTTCAAATCTGGTACAACTTTGCGAGACCTTGAATAATCAACATTTTAAAAAGTATAATTAAGAGGGATGGTGTCCAAGACACGTAAGATTAAGACGAAACAGTCTTGGGGATACCATTTAATAGTAAATGCGGGTGGATGTGATCCAGCCGCAATACGTTCCAAAGAGATAATTGCCTCTTTTGCAAAAGAGCTAGTGAAAAGGATTGATATGGTTGCGTACGGCAGTCCTATTATTAAGCATTTTGGTTTAGGAAATAAATTAGGATATTCACTTGTTCAATTAATTGAAACGTCTGATATTACAGCTCATTTTGTTGAGGAAACAAATGATATTTATCTAGATATTTTTTCATGTAAGTCATTCAAAGAAAAAGATGCGATGGATGTTTTTAATAAGTATTTTAAACCTGTAACGGTTGAAAAGAGATTTTTAATAAGACAGGCAAAAGCTGTAATTCCAAAAAAGAAGATTATAACTATTACAGGGCATACGTTTGAAATACTTGATATGCAACGCGGACAGAACCCTTATGAACGCGGTGAACATATAAATTCTAAAAAGGCGGAAGAGGAACACGAACACCTTGAAAAGGCGTTTTCGCAGATAACTAAATATAAAATAAATCCACAGCATTCAATACACCTTCCAGATATTGTCTTTGTTGCTAATGGCGGTCTATGCCTACCGCGATTGAAAGAGCCACTTGTAATATTGCCGTGGATGAAATATCCACAGCGACGTGATGAATTGCCGTTTCTGAAACAGATGTTCAAAAAGATGGATATTAAAACAGTGCCGTTTCCTGGAAGTCATGATGCGCCATTTGAAGGACAAGCCGAAATTAAATGGTTTAATGGAGGAGCAAAAGCGATCGGTGCGTATGGTTTCAGATCTACAATGAAAACATTTCGCATATTGAATAAGATGCTGAATAAAATATATAAAGCAAACGGATTGGTACCACCAGAGTTATTAATTGTTCCAATCGCATCTTTTGATTATTATCATTTAGATGTTGGTATGCTTGAATATAATGATACTAGCTGTATTATACATAAGAAAGCATTTAGTCCTACAAGTGTTCAAAAAATAAAAAATTTTCTAGGTGCTGCAAATGTACATATAATTGATACATCGGATAAATTTTGTTTGAATGCAGTTGTTGATGGTAATAATTTGATTACTCATAAACTCAACAACGTGGGGTTAAAAAATACGTTAGAAAAAATAACAGGAAAGCAGGTTGTACAAGTTGATACAACTGAATTTGAGAAATCTGGTGGTTCTGTACGTTGTATGACATTGGACATTTTTGTCTAAACCCGGTCGTTCAAATCTGGTACAACTTTGCGGAACCTTGTATAGCGATGGACATACTCTTAAAACAACCGGATGCAATTCCGGTGAGTCTTGGATGGAGTTGCCATATGGCTCTTTATATTCAAGAGTTGGGCGATATGGAACGCCGGCGTCACGAACGCCACGTATTTGACTGGTTTGGCTCTCCTATGTGGTCTATTTGTGAACTAATTGATATGGATTTTGAGGGTATGACAGACCGTACGAAGATTATACCCCGTCGTCGTTATATGGACAATTTCAAAGAAATCCTATCACATACCGATTATGAACTACGATTCTTACACGATTTTAAAGACGAAAATAATATTACGGACGCCGATTGGCGCCAGTTTGGGGAGAAGTATGCGCGTCGCATTCAACGGTTCCGTGACTTGCTAACAATGGCAAAACAAACAAATAAAAAACTTATCTTTTTCCGATTGGAGCAGGTGTTTCATCGTCGCATTCAGTATATCAACCGATTTGAAAACGAAACTTTTTATGTGAATTACTTTGCGGACCAAATGCGACAAAAGGGTGTCCGATTTCAAATTATTTATCTGACAACTACCGTGCCGACACAATATAGAAATAACGTTATTTATGTAAAGTTTGGCAAAAAAGAACCCGATATGGAAGTTAGCTTCAATCAAATACAGGATATTGTAAAAGCGAACTTACCGTATATTCGTGAAGCGCTCAAAGCGGTATAGTCCGTATAGAAGAACATTGCCAAAGATAGAATGGATTCAACGGAAGAACGTTGGGATGCCTATGAAAGGTCAAAGCGGTACGGCTACCCTGGTCTCCGCGATCCTACAATTTTACCTCCTAGTTGTCCCGTAGTACGAGTACGTAGAGAGTACAATGCGCGTGATGCGATTAATAGTCGTGCGTGGGACTTCTTTCACGCAACTCCGCCGACACAAGTATCGTCCCATAATCTTGAGCGGAGCCCTCCGGCATATATGGATATGAATCCGATCCCGTCACGTACGAATACGGTTCAGTATCGTAATCAACCGGAATATATACCGAATCCTGAACGGGGTCCGGCGACAGCGGATTCTTTAGGTGTAGCGCCGCCACCTGGTCCTATTACGCATCCTGCGAAGGAGATGTCAAAGAATCCGTATATGCAGCGTTTGGATGCGGAAGGGGACGGGTCGCGTAATATTATACGCGAACTTAAGGCGGCAGTCTATGAGGATAACCGCGAACTCAATACGGATACGGATCGGTCCCTTACACAACGGCAGTTTCAGGACCGTTGGCTACCACCAAAGGCGGCGACCGATATTCAATCGCTCCAAGCGTACGAACTTTTGCGACCGAAGCAGGATGATTGGCGGCATAAGTAAATCCGCAATCCATTACAAGGAATGCCGTCGCCGTCAAAAGCACTTGCAGAAGCACTTGCGAAAGACCCCATTTACCAGGCAATGTTAAAGGGCAATGTCAAATGGGGAAACATAGTTGCGGAAAACGAGAAGAAACCTAAATTTTTTGCGGTAAACAAAACCCGTAATAATAAACCGCACAAAGCTCACGCAATTATTAATAGAAACAATACGATGCGTATTGGCAACGGTAACCGCAACGGAAATGTGGCGGCGAATGTTAAAGAAATATTAGATGATTTTAAGGTACCGGATCTCAAACTACGCAAGGGTATTTGGGAGAATTTCCCCGTTGCCCTAGTACCACTGGACGACAGCAACGGTGTGGACCGTTATGGCGTTGCGTGGCATAATAAGAATCTGAGGGAGTGGAAGGATACGAAATCCAAGAGTGCAAAAGAGAAGGCGAACTATCAGCACTGGTGCGAAGTACGACTACTTCATTCGGTCAGGCAGTATCCTAAGCAGTATAAGATATTGCCAGCGCGCAATCCAAGCCAGCTCTTTGTGCTGGAAATGGTGTTTAAAAAGAAATAAATCAAGCGAAGAGTATTTTTGACGGTATTACCGCCATTGATATCATACGGAATACGAGAATAAATACGAAAATGTTACCGAGCATAAGTTCAAACGACGCCAGGGGCACCGTTGAATCATTGTGTAATACAATACTCTTCATAATTTCGGACATACTTGGAAAGCCATCGGCTTTCTCATACTCTGTAAATATACAGCGTTTGTAAACCCGCTGTGAGGCAATGATGAACACCAATAGTCCTAAGATAACGAAGCATTCCTGAAAATTTGTTGAAAACAGAGCGCCAAAGATGACTATAGAGCACAGTAAAAAGTGCCATATACGTATTAACCAGGCGCGTATTCCAACCAATAGCCCCATCTTATTATGTCCCCACAATTAACTAAACGAGACGACCACCTCGCACTCGTGAATATTCACCTTCTTCATGGCGGAAGTCGTGAGCTCGCAACGCTTCTTACGGGACGACTTGACTGTGTCGCCAGCTACCGGCGGCGTAGCGACAGAGATATCGGAGCCTGCGGCAGATCCCGCCCCAGCCGACACACCAGACGCAACACTATTTGTTAGAGACTCAGATGCTCCCGCGGATACCGTGCTATTTGATCGGGAATAGTGCTCCTTAAGCGTATTGTTCATATCCTTTTCAATAGACTCGCGATTTGCTAGAACATAGTCATAAATCTCCTTCTCAATGAACCATCGGAAGAAGTTGAGTTGACCGACGGTGGTGACGAAAGGGGTCTGACCACGCGCCTCAAACTGAATGCGTTCACGGCGACAAAATGGGTCAAAAAGACGCTTAGAATACGCATTGAGTTCGCGCTTGTAATTGAAATAAACTAGGAAATGGCGATTCTCCTTGGTAAACGAGGTATTCATCTTCTTTGCGTAATTGGTAACAAAGTAATCAACTAGACGTAGGCTGATTTCGGAGTTACCTTGTAAAATAGATAGTAATTTCTCTAGATTGCCCGGAACGGTATAAAATTCCTGTAGCCATAGGACGACTTGATCCTGTTTGCATAGTACCCTCTTCTGGTTTTTGAAGGTGACGGCGCGGCGCTCCAAACCAAGAGGCGCAGACGAGGTAAGTAACGTTGAATGATCGGTGTCGGTCATCGTGTTCTAAGCATAGAAAAAGAACATACATTTTAAACCGTAACCGAACGAGGTTCAGTCCGTGTAAAATCCACAGATGCCTAAGTAGGAAGGGGCAGATGTCCGTAACTGTTTTTTTGGCGAATCAGGGTTTTACCCTGCCAGTTACAAATGTAGACGATCGCCGACGTGAAGCGTATTTTAAAAATCCGGCAGATCCAAACTATCAGTTGGTACCGGAAGAGGATAAGATTCTATTGGCACTAGGCATTGATAAACAAGCCTTGGGGACTCTTAAGGAAAATGAGTCATCGTGCCTCAATGGTCGTATGGCAGAGTTTTTCAAACAATTGCCGAAATGCCAGTCGGATTCAAGTCTTATGTTAGCAAAAGAGTGTGAAGTAGTACATTGTGTACTATGGGAGACTCTCCTTGCCGCACAATCAAGAAGCAAGGATATGTATAAGGATAATTGGAATAAGAAGAAGCCTTGGGGTGATATATCGGTAGCAATAAACAACCAGATTTTGAATGATCTCAAACCGAAGCGCGAAAATTTAGACGATGTGGATCGGCTATTTACGTTGATAATGAAAGCGGGAGTCCCGGTAGCATCTCCTATTTCCGCATTGCCGTCGGTGCCAGTACCATCGGCGCCACTGCCATCAGCGCCGGCGACACCGGCAGATGTTAATAAACTGTTTACGTTGATTGTGCCAGGTCAGACGGAAGAAAATCCTCAGCCAGCCGTTCCATCTCCGCCAGAATCAACCGCGGAACCTAAAAATGCGGCTTCCGCAATTACAGCACCATCCGTAAGTTCTAACTCATCTACGTCAACCAAATCATCGTGGTTTACACGAAAGACGGGTAAGACTCAATTTACAAAAGAAACAACGCAGCCGAACAGACCTTCATGGTATACACGGAAGTTTGGTAAAAAGCTGTTAAGTAGTACGCCAGGACAACAGATTAATTTAGGTGGTCCAACTGATACGTTCCAAGGTGAAAATCCTATGTTACGCCAACGTTCACCTATTAATCACGAAGGTGAATCTCCATTTACACAAAGGTCTACGGAAGTACCATTGGGTGGACCTGAGCAGGAGGAGCCATCTGACAATCACCAAGGCGAAAGCCCTTTTACTCAGCAAGCAACGCAGATAAATTTGAACAATCTATCGCTGCCGCCAGTAGTTGAATTAAAGCGCCCGCTTGACAAAGAATCGTTAGAGCAGGCACAGGAAATTATAGAGAATCAGTGCGGCGTAAAGAATATTCCTGCATATACAAACCGTATTTACGAATCACCCTTAGAGTCTCATAAGCGTTGCTTATATTTCTGGCATTCTATAAAGAATAAAACTCCGATTGACTTGACCGTATCATCATTGTCAGAAACACAGGAGGCACAGTTTCTCCGTGAGTGGGAGAATGCATTAAGGGATGCAGAGGATCTTCTACAGGCATCTCGGCAGTTTTTAGGCATTGAGAACCAGGAAGAAACATATATAGATCATTTATTCTTGTATTTTGAAAAGGGAGGAGCGAATTCTAATTTTCTCAAATGTAAAGAGTGTACAAAACTTGGTGAATCGTGGGCGGGTGATATGAACCGGTTTTTACCTAGAATAGGTTTAGCGTCCGATAAACTCCAATATTTACTTGAAAATATACAATGGAATGCTGCTGCTACAGAAGCCGATGCAAATGCGCCGAAGACTGTAGATGAGATTGGATTATTTATTATGGACGAGGAGAGATATAATTCAGCTCCTGTCAAAACGTGGTTTACTATTGTAACAAATCACAATATTGATTATTCATTTAATAAGGGTAAAACTTGGAATTACTCTTTACAGGGAAGTCATATACACGAAAGCCATGTTATTCGTGATTTGTTTGAAAGTAAGACGGCAGTTTTGGATATCCATCCTTGGTTAATGTATTTATTGGATAAGGAGCGTGATGTTCAACGACCGGTAGCAGATGGTTCTAAACGAAGTATTTACGATTGGTTTTTAAAGAATGCATTTGAGGATAATTATTCTCCTGTGAAGGATCCACGACTATCTCTGACAAAACGACTGTATCCTACTACAAAGGAACAACTACATGTTGCCTATTATGTAATTTGTCACGCTATTGCAAATGCAAATCCATCGTATATCCCTGCGGTCTTTTACAGTCAACTGAATTATAATAAGAAACTCCCGCTTATTGTGGGTCGGATACGCGATAAGGATACGGATTATACACAGGTTGAAGAAGCGATGAAATGGGCTGTGCCTAGAACAAAGCCTATTTCCCGTATGGAGTTAGCAAAGTTGTTTGAGAAGAGCGGTAAGCAGACACTCAAGAATAAGTATAATACGTCAAATAAGACGCGCTCTTGGAAAAATAATGTAAAAGGATTTATGCCATCCGCTCCGCCGCCACCAGAAACACCGATACAAGAAGGACCTATGGTAATAGCACCACCCGTGGTACCATCCTTAGCACCACCTATAGTACCGCCTGCAGCGCCTGCAGCGCCTGCGGCATCGCAAGAAGAAGAGAATCTTACAGGTAAGAAATGCAAACAGGATTTTCGCGCATTATACGAT